CATAAAATCATCTCGCTATCTTATGCCTACTCAAATGGTCAGTTTTGCTGCGTAAAGCGTATAGGTAATCAGCCAAAAGTGGCTGCTCACGTCCAAGCTCCAGAGTTATTTCTAAGGTTTGCGTTTTGGCATCAACATGGTACTCAACGCTTAAAATGCGAAAGTCTGCATCCACATTTTCGTTTGGTAACGTCACGTGGATTTTGTCCCCTGGCAAAAGAGGACTATTGCCATAGTCTAAAACTGTGCTCCTTAATGTGAGGTATCCTGCTGGATCTTTTGAATTGTTGATAATTGCTTTAGCTCTTAAGAAGCATTCGTTGTCACTGTAAAGCTCCTCGTCAACCTCGACAGATTCCCTTAAGCCATACGCTGATTGGCTTGCCGAATCTTCTTGAGTGCTGCTGTATCTGCGTCCGCCAAAGAACAAACCGTCAACCCAAAAACTGCCCGTGCCAGTGCCCGTAAACCAACAGTCAAAACGAACCTTCTTTATTTGGGTCCAATCAAAGCCGCTCTCAACATCCCAAACATCAGCATTATCGGCGCCAATCTTAACCTGTTTCTGGAACCACTCATCTGCTCCAATGTTGAAGAAGTTGGAAGCGCTTTTTTCAGCTGTATCGAAGAGTATTAGGTTAATGTTTCCGTTAAAACTGCTTTCTCGCCTAATGAAGAAATTCAGAGCAGGATAAAGGTTGGCATTCACTTCTTTGCCGTTGTTCAGCGTTAGCATACTTGCTGCATAGTAAAGGTTTGCAGCGTAGGTTTTGATGCTTCCGCTGCCTTTTTTCTTCGTTGCTGTGTCAAAACTCACGTTGCCCGAAACACCACTCCACGAGCCATCTTGAGGCGTTAGGCTTTCAGTCCATGCATCCTTATCCAGAGGAATGCTTTTGTCGCTAACCCCGTAGACTGTAATTTTGTTTCTTATCCTGTGAATGTCTATGCGGTATTCGCTCACTTCGATTTCTTCGCTGAGGCTTACTGGTGAAACCTTGCTATTTCTGGGGAAAAACTCGAACCTGGCGTCTGGTGCGACGCGAAAATCAAAACCTATGACGCCAGACTTGTCGGCACTTTCAGCAACATTCTTAAGAACATCGAAGACAGGCGTGTTGTCATACTCCAATTTCGTGTAAGTGGTATCAGTGTCTTCTACGAGTTCTGTTGACTCTCGCACATGGCTTAAACCAACAAAATTGTCAAGCAAATCCTTGACTATTTCCTCGCCCTTCTTGTTCTCATAAGTTTTTGTTACAACTCTGCGAAAGAGACGTTCTCCCCAGCACCTGCCGCTAACACCAATGTAGTTTTCAGTTGGTGTAGATTCGCATTTGACACTTTCAACATGGCATGTTATGATTTGCGGAACGTTTGAGCCCCTGCCAAGGTCTATATGTCCGTCCACGCCAACGTTTATGGGATGGGTTCCGTTAGGGCTGTATTTCTTGTCCCAGTTCTGAAGCAAAACATCAAAACTACTCACCTCTGCGGTGCAACCTAGGTGGACACGCAAGTCTATGACATCGCCTTGAGGCGGAGTAACGCCGCCAAAAGCAAGAGCAACTTTGGGGATTTCAACACTCATGGCTATTCAACACCTCGCCTGAAATACTCTTCTTCTCCAGCTCTGCGAATACTACGAGTATACGAGGGCATTTCAGCAGCCGCCTCATTAAAGCCCTGAACACTGACAGTCGCAGCATTCATTTGCGAAGCAAAATACCACATGGCAGCAGCAGCCCCAACAATAACTGCTATGCCAACCCCAGTCAAAGCCAGAAAAGTGGCATAACTCACGTTCAAAGAGTTTTGGGCTGTTGTAGCAATCCAACAGGCAGCAGCATAGACTTTTTGGGCTACGGCGACGCCCCAGCTTGTCCTCATGAACATGCCCATTATCGTGACAACCATCATGGCAGAATTGAAAACCCGAGCTTGCTCGTCACTAAGTAAGCCAAATTCATGTGCAATATGTCCAATAGCAGTGCCCGTTGCACCCAAGCCAGCAATTGCCGCACCCAAAGATTTTATCCGCACAGACAAGCCTTCAGCATCAGACTGAATCTTCGCAAACTCGTTGCTTGCACGATTGACAGCACGAATTGTCACAGCTATTTCCCTGAAACTCAAGTCAAACCAGCCTCCACTCTAGCCGCATCAATGGCCTCACAAACCATCTGCTCAAGCCTCGAAAGATGCTCCTGAACCGCAGGAAAAAGGTAAGGTCTAGCCCTCATCTGTCTCGTGCCAAACTCCACAAACAACGCATAAGTAGCCTCCGAACCTATCTCAGCCACCCACTCGCTAATCTCCGCATAAATCGAATCTCTCAAATGCCCAGTTCTTACAGGAACAAGCTGTCTAGCTAAGGCTTTAACGGCTTCAGCCCAGCTTGCCAACTGCGTCTGCACGTGGTTTTGCACGCCAGAATCAAACGTTTGCATGGCAGTTTTGAATTCTTCAACGCCTTCTACTGCCACGCGAACTTCAGCCACGCCATTTCGCCTCCCTTCCTGCTTTTGTACGTTCTTGCTCCGCCTGCCTGTCCATTTCATTCAAGATTGCGATGAACTGTTGGATAATTCTGGCTGGCTGCCTTGCAAGCTGGTTTGGTGTCCAGCCGAACTCTTTGCACAGGCGGAAGTCTGTGAGGATTGCGCTTGGCTTTTGTCTTCGGATTGCTCGGATAAAAAAACAGATTCCTCGACGCTAACGTTGTTCAGTTTGTTGGCAATTTGGCTGAAGAGTTCGCCTAAACCTATTGGAACGCCATCTTCCTCGCTTAACAATTTTTCAAGCGTCACTGGTTTATTTGCTGGCTGCTCTTTCAGGCTTGCCCAAACTGTTTCAGCCTGAATACCTATGAAATCGCTGCTTGTAATGTGGCCCGTCATGGGATGGTATTTTGTGTATTTCTGAATAATTCGGCTCCGTTTAGCCCACGTTATGGCACTGAAAACGTAGCGTCCAGCATATGCTTTTCCAAAACGTTCGTCAACTTCCAAGATTTCCGTTCGCATTCTGGGCGCCTCCACTAGCTTATTACGATGTCTCTTGCTACGAACGGTGCTTTCAGGCTGACGAGGTCTTCGATGCGTGTTGGCGTGGCAACGTTTTCCCATTTACAATACTTAAATAATGCGCTGTTGGTGCTGCCTAAGCCGAATTTAAGACTGAATTCGTTGTCGTTGACTATGTCGTCGTATTCTTGTTTGCTTTCAAACTCGAGGACTAATTCACCTGTTAGATTGCGGTGGCGTGCTGCAAGGTATTTCAGCAGTTCTCCGCTGGTTGAGCGAATGACAGGCACTTGTTTGAGGTTATTTTCAACTGTGAATTTCCAGTCTGTCGCCGTTTCCACTGCTGTTAAGCCTGAACCGTCTGCTGCTCCACGCTGAACGTAGCTTTGGTGGTAAGGAACAGCGCCTGCATAGTCAGCATACGTGGCTCCAGATATTTTCGATGTGCCTACGACAAGGTTCTGTCCAATCAGTTCCACAGTTGCCTTAACAACATCTTCAACACCGCATTCTACAGTGGCCTTGTCTATTCTGCATCCCTTATCGAGTAAGTCGATGATTCCAGATGTTTTTTCGTAAAAGACTTCAACGCTCAGGGAATTTAATGTCGTGAGGTGTTGCAGAAATCCTATTGGGGCGTCGCTTGGCAAGGGATAGGCAACCTTTAAGCCTATGTCTCTTAGTCCTTTTTTGACTGTTTGAAGGTCTCGGCTTCCTATTCCGCGAAGCTTGATCAAGTTCGGATTCAGGGATGGTTCAACGTTTTCGGCTTTGATGCCGAGCATTGAAGGGTTAGAGGGTGTTTCTCCGTAGTTGGTTTCTTGTACGTAGTAGATTTTTGCTTCGTGTGCTCCATATGGCATGCTCATTTCTTTCAATTCCTCCTAAGTGGTTTGAACATTTTCAAATAACCATGATTTGACTGCGAACTCTGTTCGCCAAATGAAAGGTCTAACTTGCACGTTGTCCAGGTCTCGGAAGCTGACGATGTCTGCATAGCTTGTGCCATTAACTGTGAACAAAATATCCGCGTAATCGACGTAAAGAGCAGCGGGCGTTTCGCCGTCGCTTGCGTTTGTCGTTTTAGCCAACAAGAACACGTACCCATTCGCATCGACGTAGTCTGGCAAGTTAGACGATATTGTTAGGGTTAGGGCTTCGTCGCTTCCGCCAGTGCCAGAAACCGCGTTCTGCCATACGCTGGCAGTGTAATTCCAAACTTTTATCGTAACGCCATTTCCTAGAGCACCAGCACCGTAACCCTCAAAACTCAAAACTACCTTCTTCAAAACGTTCTCACTAGCGTCTATTCTGAAGCGAAAAAGAGTAAGTGCATGTTTTCCGTTTTCCAGAGTGGAACTGCAGAAACGATCGTCATCGCTATACCATATTTTTTGGTATTCGATGTCGGTTAGCTCTGTCCAAGCGGAGTCATTGGGAGATGGTTCTACGGCAGAAGCTGAGTGATAGGCTTTGTGTGTTTCTGAGGAGCTACTAATTCCTCGAAAATTGAAGTCAACTTCG